AACGCGGGGTCGGCGGCCGGCTGGGAGACGAGGCCGATCAGCGTCGCCTCCATGTTGCCGTCGGCGCCGACCGAGATCTGGGTCGCGCCGAAGCCCGAGCCGACCTCCCACATCAGGTTCTCTTCGTAGGCGGCCATGACGCGCATGGATTTCGCCGTGATGCCGGTCTTCTTCGTGCTCTGCCAGCGGTAGGCGCCCGGCGGAAGGCCGCGGCCGTCCGGCAGGAGCACGGTCCCGACGGAGCCGGCCGTGGTGGTGGTGAGCGCGTAGACCGGGGTCGATCCCGTGAGGGAGGCGTCCTCGCAGACGGCCGCCGCGACGTTGGCCGCCGCCTGGCTTCCCTGGTAGGTGATCGTCATCGGGGTCGCGGGGAGGGGCCCGCCGCCGATGACGAAGTCGCCGAGCCGGAACCCCGTCCCGCCGCGGCGGATCGCGTCGTCGACGAGCGTCTGGACCTGCGCCGCGGTGTAGTTGTAGGGGATCCCCGTCACGACGACGGTCGTGAGGATGGTGAGGTCGTATGTGCCCCCTGAGACCACGCCCGACGAGGTGATCGTCTGGATCTCGTTGGTCCCGTCGCCCTGGGTGCCCGTCATCACCAGGCCGCCGACGTGCAGGATCGGGACGATCTTGTTCGGGTAGACGCCGACGCTGACGGAGCCCGCGGGCTGGTAGCGCTCGATGATGCCGGCAGTCGGGGAGAGGTTCCCGCGGAGCTCGTCGTCGCGGCTGCGCATCTGCGGCTCGGCGCCGATGCGGCCGGCGACCACGGGGAAGTCGTGGCGGACCGTCGAGATCCGGTAGGGCGTGGTGAGGGCGGCGTCCTCGTAACGCGGCGTCTCCTCCATCCACGCGGAGAGGGTCGAGCTCATGCGGTGGCCTCCTCAGCCTCGTCGGCGGCCGGGGTCTCGGCGCCCTTGTTGGTCTTGCGGGCCTTGCGCTCGGCGGCGGCCGACTCGCGCTCGCGCACGGCCGCGGCCTCCGCGTCGGCGATCCGCCGGGCGTCGATCTCGCCGACGACCTGCGCCTCCGTCGTGTGGGCGGGCTGCTGCATCGCGCGGTCCTCCTGCTACTCGTTGGCCTGGAAGTGGATCACGGAGACGACGAGGTCTCCGATCAGCTGGCGGGTCGGGGCGTCGGGCGGGCTCAGATCGAGAACGGCGCGCGTGATCGAGGCCTCGCGGACCTCACCCCCGAGTCGAGGGTCGATGTCCATCGCAGCGACGAGCGCGCCCATGAACCCGCGGGCCTGCGGCCAGTTGACGGCCGGGTCCTGATACGGGACGTACAGGGTCACGCTCCAGCGCTGCGGCCAGTCGCGGAACCCGAGCTCGTGATCGCGCTCCATGGGACGCGTGGAGCCGATCTCGTACCCGCCTACGCAGATGGTGGGGGCGGTGATGGCGGCGCCGGTCGGGTCGTAGCTGAGGGCGGTGAGGCCGTCGATCGCACCGAAGGCCGTGGCGATGGCCGTGGCGATCGCCTGGTACTTCTCGGCGGGGTCGGTCGTGAAGGGCATCAGCCGACCGAGAAGTGCCGGTAGCGGCGGGCGATGTCGCGGGCCTTCAGCGGGAGCGCCCGCTGCGGGAAGAGCCCCGGCTCGAACTGGTCAGGGCTCTGCACGGTGAGGCCCTGGTGGTTCTTCATCCAGTCGATGACCGTCTCGATGCAGGCCTCGCGGATGTCACCCGGGATCGCCGGCCAGCCCCAGACGCCCTTCACCCGGAGGACGTAGGTGTCGCCGACCGGCACCGCCGCGCGCAGCCGGAGCGCCGTGATCGGCCGGCGGCCGCGGCGGTTGCGCGGGAGCGCGACCAGGTCGTCGGCGACGACGGCCGTGTAGACGCCGTCGCCCTCGGAGTCGATGACCTGGAGCTCGGTGGGCGTCGCCGAGAGGTCGTCGATCAGCATCTCGCGCTGCGGCGAGATCTCGCGGAGGTCGAAGTAGCGGTCGCTCGCCGCGGCGTCGATCGTGAACTGCCGCTGTGCCACCTCCTCGATGAGCTCTGACGCCCTCGCGATGAGCGCCTCGATGCGGGCGTCGTTGGCCCCGACGGTGACGTCCGGGCGCAGGAGGGTGATGTCGTCCAGAGAGCAAAGCCCTGGCGCGGCGATGAGGCTCCGCTCGACGAAGAACACGCCCTCGTCGACGCCGGCGGCGGCGCCCGTGCCCTCCCACCGCCACGCCCACGGGCCGTCGTCGGGTGCGGGGATGTCGGCGTGGAAGACGCCCGCCGAGTCGCGGACGACCTCCACGTCGGTCAGGTAGACGTAGTCCGTCGAGGCGCCGTCCGGTGAGCGGACCGTGAGGGTGAGAGCCGTCGGGTCGGTCTCGACGCCGCCGACCTCGAACGTCACCTCGAGCACGAGCACGCCGTCAGGGCGATACGTGGCCACTAGCCGACCTCCACCTTGGGACGGGATGAACCTGAGACGGAGCTCCGGCCGCGCGATGCCCCGGCGACGGACGTCGAGCCCGTCGATGCGCCCACCACCGCGACGCCCGCGCGCGAGGCGCCGGCCACAAGCACGCCCGGCCGTGATCCCCCCACGACGATCGCCGGCACGTCCTCCTCGAGGATCGACCCGGCCACACCGAAGCCGGCCGTGATCGGGAAGACGACCGCGCCGAACCTGGTGCGGAAGCCCGCCGTGGTGGCCGTGAGCACGATCGGCCGGGAGACGACGCCGAACGCGGTCAGGACGGCCGTCGTCGAGGCGCCGAAGGTGACAGGTAGGGCCGTCGCTCCGAAGGCCGTCCTGGTGCCTGCCACGGCCTTCGTCAGGATGATCGTCATCGAGGCCGCGCCGCGGGCGGTGAGCGTTCCCGTCGTCGTCGCGCCGAGGGTCCACGTCGAGGCGGAGGCGCCGAAGTGCGTCGTCGCGCCGCCCGTGACTTCGCCGGCCGTCGTGGCACCGAAGACGATCGTGGAGGCCGAGGCGCCGAAGGTCGTCCTGACGCCGGCCGTGGTCGCGCTGAAGGTGATGACCCGGGAGGCGGCTCCGAAGGCCGTCCGGGCGCCTGCCGTGGTGGCGCCGAAGACGATCGTGGTCGCCGCCGCGCCGAAGGTGGTGCGCGTGCCGGCCGTCGTGGCACCGAAGGTGATGCCCCGGGAGACGGCTCCCGCCTTCGTCGCGAAGCCCGCGGTGACCGCGCCCAGGGTGATCGCGCGCGACACGGCGCCGAAGGTGGTGCGGGCCCCCGCGACCGCCTTGCCGAAGGTCCAGGTGGACGCCGACGCACCCGCGACAGTCCGGCCGCCCGTGGTGGTGGCGCCGAAGGTGATCGTCAGGGAGCTCGAGCCGAAGTGGCCAACCTGGCCGACGGTCGCCGCGCCGAACGCGATGGTGCGGGCCGACGCGCCGAAGTGGCCGACCCGTCCGACCGTGGTGGCCGAGAAGACCAGGGGGAGCGCCGCTGCGCCGAAGGTGGTGCGCGTGCCGGCAGTCGTCGCGGAGAAGGTGACCGCCTGCGATGCCGCGCCGAACGTGACGCGGGCCCCGGCGACGGCCTTGCCGAAGGTCCAGGTGGAGGAGGACGCGCCGAACTTGCCGACCCGACCGACCGTGACGGCGCCGAGGGTGACCGTCGCCGAGGTCGCGCCCGCCTTGGTGGCGAAGCCCGCGACCGCCTTGCCGAAGGTGTAGGTCGAGGCCGTGGCGCCGAAGTGCTCGGTCGGTCCCCCGGTGGGGAGGAGGACCGGGAGACTGTGGCGGGTGGTGACGGCCATCGCGCTAGGTCCGGTAAAGGCCCATCAGGGGGTATCCGGTCGAGGCCCAGGCGGCCGGGCTCATGGTCGCCGGGAGCGGGTGCGCGGTCGCCTGCTGGAGGATGCCGAGCATCTTCCCGGTCGCCGAGGTGACCGATGCGTTCTGCCAGTTGGTGTTGGCCGCGCCGGACGACGCTGACATCGCCATGTAGTAGAGGCCCGGAGGGAGGACGATGGTCCCCGAGAAGTCGATCAGCTGGGGCGCCGACGCGCCGGATCGCGAGACAGACCCGGTCGAGATCAGACGGGCGCCGGCCGCGGAGTAGACGCCGAAGTCGGCCGTCCCGGTGACTGACGATCCGTTGACCCACCCGCCGCCCTGCAGCGTGTATGGCCAGGGCAGATAGAACGGAACGTAGATGGCGAGGTTCGCCGACGGGTAGGTGCCGCTCGCAGGCGCGGCCATGATGCCTCGAGCTCGTCCGGCGACCGCCGCGTGACAGAAGCGCGAGTAGGTGCTGATGAGCGGAGGCGAAGTCCGCGGAGAGGGCCAGTCGCTCATATCGTCGAGACGGCCACCGCGCCGAAGACGGGCAGGTAGGCCGACGAGGCGTCGGTGAAGCTCATCGTCGAAGGCATGACCGACGAGTCCTGGTAGACGGCCGCGAACTTCAGCTGTTGCGTCTGCATCGCGATCCTGAAGAAGGTGCCCGTCGTGTTCGAGAGGGCCAAGGCCAGGAAGTAGATCCCTGCCGCGAGGGTGGTGTCGGCGATGTTGAATGTCTGGATCACGCTCGTCCCGGCCTGGGCGGTCGCGCCCATCGAGACGAGCAGGTTCCCGACGTAGTCGTAGATGCCGACGTCGGCGTTGCCCGAGACGACCGTCCCGTTGTAGGCGTACATCTGGCGGATCGTGGTGATCCGCTCGAGCGCGATCGGGACCTGAATCGTGCGGTTGGCCGACGGCCAGACGGCCGACGCGGCCGTGAGCCCGGTGTTGATCGCGATGTCCGAGGCGGCGGCCTCCGGCGATCCCGTCGAGATGACCGGACCGGGAACCAGGACCGCGTTGCTGGCGGGGAAGTCACCCATCTACGCGTACTTCAGGACCTTCCACGGGAAGTCAGCTGAGACGCCGGCCGTCTGCTTCAGTGTGAATCGGAGCGAGCCGGAGTCGGTGAGCTCGTTCGAGATCGGCACGCTAATCTTGATCATGTCGTCGGTGGGCTGCGCATTCGCGAAGGCCGCGAAGTAGACGACGCGACGCGTGCCGCCGGTGAGCACGATCTGGTAGATGCGGAACTCGACGATGTCGCCATCGCCCATGTCAGCGCAGTCGACGTGCATCGTGAAGGTGCCGGCGACCGCGACGTCGAGGAGGGTGTGCTCGGTCGTGACGGTGGCCGTCTGCGTGCCGGAGCCCTGGGCGGTGACGGCCATCAGCCGCCCGCCACGAAGCGCGGGGATGCGACGCCCGCGGCGAAGGCCGCCTGCGCCGCCGAGCTCGACTCGATCGACCAGGCGCCGTCGGCGTCCCAGTTGAACCAGACGAGCGCCTCGAGCGCGGGGAAGTAGCCCTGCTCGATGTCGTCGAAGAGCCAGCGGATCCAGTCGGCCTTGTCGCCGCCGGCCTCGGCCGAGCCCGTCTCGGCGATCATCACCGGCTTGCTGGGCGCGAGCGAGCGGAGCGCCTGGTAGGTCGGGTTCAGGAGGTCGCCCGCGTCGATCCAGCCGGCGCCGCCGAAGTTGTAGCCGTCCATCGCGGCCCAGTCGATCCAGGCCGCGCCAGGGTAGAGCCCGGAGAGGGGGATCGAGCCGGGGTAGATCACGTTCGGCGACCAGACCCACTCGATGTTCGAGGCGCCCGCCTGGTCGGCGACACGGACGATCCGCTTCCACGCCCTGACGTAGTCGCCGGCGCGGTTCCCGTTGGCGCGCTCGCTCCAGGGGTACCAGGCGCCGTTCATCTCGTGCATCGGCCGCACGAGGATCCTGTGGCCCCACGCGGCGACGCCCTTGGCCCACGAGCGGACGTAGGCGTCGAAGGACCCTGACGCGATCTTCGACAGGCGGAACTTCGGCTGGTTGGCCGCGCCGCCCGCCCAGAGGTCCCACGGATTCCAGTCGAGCAGCGGAACCGCGCCGCGCGCGACGACGGCGTTCGCAGGTCCCGGGTAGAACGGCTGCGGGACGCCGCCCTCCTGCCAGGCCTGGCCGTAGTGGATGATGCTCGCCCGCTTGCCCGCGTGCTGCTCGAAGACGTCCTGGGCGGCCATGTCCCACGGCGGGTCATCGAAGGTAAGCCCGTAGGCGTCGCCATCGACCCACGCGCCCCAGAGAATCGGCGCAGCGCCGGCCGCCGAGCATCCAAGCAGGAGAACGAGCGCCGCGGCGAGTGCGGCGAGGGTGGCGCCCTTTCGCATCAGGCGGCGATCGGGGTGAAGTTCAGGTCGAGGTCACCGATAGCGATGGTGAAGGTGTCGCCGGCGGTCACCGCGCGCGCGACGGCCAGATCATCGGAGCCGAGGAAGGTGCCGGCGCTCGAGGCGCTCCAGAACGACACGTAGCTGTAGGTCTCCGTCGCCGCGACGGCGGTCCAGGTGACCGCGGCGTCGTTCGTGATGGCGCCACCCGAGGCGGCGGCCATCGAGGCCGACTGGCGGGTCGTCTCCGTCGCGGCGTTCGAGGTGCCAGAAGCCCCCGGGTCGCCGGTATGCAGCTTCACGAAGAAGCCCGCCGGCGCGGTGTAGTTGGTCGCGTTGCCGAGCGCGTCGAGGAAGGCGTTGGCGACGCCGGATGCGAGTCCCACGGTCATGGGGCGATGTCTCCTTCATGCTTCAGGTGGGGCGCGGCGACGCGGCGCAGGAGGGCGGCGGAGGTGGGTGCCGCCCTCCTGCTCGCGCGGTCCGGCATGGGACTAGCTGGCGACCGCGTAGGGGATGTTCACGACCGCCGTCGGCGTGGCGATCGTCGCGGGCGCGGTGTCGGTCAGCGACGAGCCGGACGTGCACGCGAGGAGCTTCTGCCCGGTGACGATCCCGGTCGAGAGCTCGGCGTGGTCGAGGGCGATGCCGGCCAGGCTGACCGGCGTCGTCGCCTTCATCATGATCGAGACGTAGTAGACGCCCGCCTCGCTGATGCGCTTCGGCGTCGCGAGGGCGACGGTCTTCTCCTCGTCTGCCGCCCAGGCGGTGCTCGTCTGGTCGGCGGTCTGACCGAGCAGCGCCGGCGTCGCGGCCGACGAGTAGAGCGCGAACCACCAGTTCGTCGGCGTGTTGGCCGCCGTGCCGCCGGAGCGGAAGGTGAGGCTGGTGATGAGGTCGTCCTTCTGAAGGACGATCGCGACCGAGAGCATGACCTGGGTCGTCAGCGCCGTCAGGTCAGAGCGGGCGCCGTAGCGGCCCTGGGGGATGGTCTCGCGCCGGACGTTGCCGCCGTTGAGCAGGAACGCCGGATCGACGTAGGGCAGCTGCGCGTAGGGCTGGATCGGGTAGGCGTTCACGACTCGGTGACCTCCTCGACCTGCTCAGCGGAGGCCTTCGGGGCGCTCTTGGAGAAGCGGCCCGGGTAGGTCTCGAGCAGGCGCTTGGCGGCCGGGTCGGCGAGATCAGCCGAGCCACCCGCGGGGATCAGGATGTCGCGAGGAGGGTCGGCCGCGATGTCGAGCTCGCGGAAGTCCCGCCCCGTGACGTTGTGGAGCTTCATGGCTGGTGTCCTCCAGGTAGAGCGAGGCCCGCCGGCCGGGAGCGGATCCCGACCGGCGGCCTTCACGTCGAGGGGTGGGGCCTACGCGGAGCCGGGCAGGTTGTACGTCAGCGCCGCGACGTTCTCGGTGTTGCTGTACAGCTGCTTGAAGTCCTGACGGACCGACGCGATCACGGCGTCCTGGTCGGCCTCGGCGTAGAGCTCGCGGAGCGTCTCCATCGTCATCCCGCGCCGCTGGCCGCGGATTAACCCGCGGCGGTTGACGGTGAGCGCCGACGTCTGGGTCTGGGTGACGCCGTCGATCACGCCGGAGGCGTTCTGGTAGTCGCTCATGTACTCGGACACGATCACCGGGGAGCCGTCCACCTTCGCGAGCTCGCCGGCGACGATGGTGGCCGCGGGGCCGTACTTCTCCATCGTCAGGACCGAGGAGTCGGCCAGGAGGTCGATGTAGCCCGCCATCGACACGATGTGGGCCAGGTCGGTCGGGCGCACGCCGTACTTGCCCATGAGCTTGCGGTTGGCCCGGAGCGTCGCGACCGCGAGGGCGGCGTCGGCGCCGGAGCGGTCCGTGCCGGTCAGCTGGTTCAGGGCGATGTCGCGGAGCCCGTTCCAGTACTTGCGCACGTCGTCCGAGTCGGTGACGTCGCTGTCCATGTGGGTCGCCGTGAGGTCGCCGTTGAGCGTGGCGTCGTCGAGGTCGGCCGCCAGGTAGTCCTGGATCTCCCGCATGATGAACGGGAGCATCGCGACCATCGAGTCCTCCTCGGCCTCGCGCGAGACGAGGATCCGGCCGGCGAACTTCACCGCCGAGAGGGTGACCTTGCGGGTCGCCGGGGTGACGGCCTTGAACTTCGTCTGGCCGGAATCGGCGGTCTGCTCGGCGTGCACGCCCGTCCGGCGGCGGGTGACGCCCGCGGCCGGCAGGTCGAACGGCTGCGTCGGCATGTTGATGAGCGGGAAGAGGCTCGCGACCATCAGCGGCAGATTGATCCTGTCGATGAAGGTGGACGAGAGCTCGGTCGGGACCCACTCGTCGCCCTCGCCCGCGGTGGTCGAGTCCATCGCGGCGTGCAGCGCCGGGACGAACTCCTGCGAGTAGAACGCGAGCTCGCGCGGGTCGCGCGGGTTGCCCGGGGAGCCGAGGGCGTGCGAGAGCACCAGGAGCTCATCCGAGCGGTCCTGGAAGGCCTGCACGTCCGAGACCGGCCGCTTGACGAGCGGAGCGATCGACGCGGCCGGGCGCTGGTGCAGCGCGACCAGGCGCTCGAGCGGGCTCCGGGCGCGCAGGAACGCGGGCTCCGGGTCGGTGTCCTCGGCCTTCACGCCGTTGCGGACGTTCAGGTCCTCCGCGGCGGCCTTCTGGCGCTCGATCACGTCGGAGGCGATCGCCTCGACCGTGCTGCGGTCGACGAGACCGGCCTGCATCTTCTCGACGGCGTCGGAGAGGTCGTGGACCGCCGTGGCCACGGCCTCGATGGTGGCGGTATCGCTCATGTTCTCAGGCCTCCTTGAGGCGCGTGGTGGTGTCGGTGACGCGGGCGTGGATCTGCGCGAGCAGGTCCCGCTCGCGTTCCGTCTGCGGGGCGTCGGGCCCCTCGGCGTCCGGGTCCACCCACTCGACGGGGACCTCGAAGAGGTCCGCCACCGCCTGGGCGTCGATCGCCGGGTTGAGCTCGGCGCGGGCGCCGGGCCTGGAGTTGGGAGCGCGCAGGACGCGCGCCAGGGTTGACTCGAGGGTGTCGATGCGGTCGGCCATGCCGGCGGCGAGCGCCTTCTTGGCCGTGAGCACGCGCCCCTCTCCGTAGTCCGACCGGACGGTCGCGGCGCTGACCCCCCGGCCCTTGGCGACGTCGGCCACGAAGAGGCCGTAGAAGTCGTCGACCATCGCCTGCATGGACGCGCGGGCGTCGTCGTCGAGCGGTCCGTAGGGGTGGCCCTCGACCTTGAAGCGGCCGGCGTGGATGAAGGTCGTCGCCACGCCCTTCTGCTCCATCTCGCCGCTGTGGTCCTCGTGCGCCTGGACGACGCCGATCGAGCCGACCAGGGCGCTCGGCGCCACGACGACCTCCGTCGCCTGCGAGGCGATCCAGTAGGCGGCCGAGGCCGCCATCGTGTTCGCCACCGCGACGACGCGCTTCTGCGAGGCGGCCGCCCGCACCTTGGCCGCGGTCTCCGGCACCAGGCCGACCGAGCCGCCGGGCGAGTCCACCTCGAGCACGATCGCGGAGATCCCGTCGTCAGCCGCCGCGGCGTCGATCGCCGCGCCGACGGACTGCAGCGACGTGGCGCCACTCATCTGGGACACCAGCGACGCGCGCGGCATCAGGACGCCCGTGACGGGGATCACCGCGACGGCCGTGCCGGACTGGTAGGGCTGGCGCGACCCGGGGCCCGCCTCGATGCGCTGCTCGATCTCCTCGGCGCTGAAGCGGCCGCCCGCCGCGCGGAGTGCGATGAGCTCGGTGATCGCCTGGAGCGTCTCCGGGAGGATCGCCCAGGGCGCAGCGGTGATCGCCTGGATGATGTTCCGGTAACGCACCGGCTCAGTTGCTGAGGGCATGGGCTCCTCCGTTGGCGGTGCGGTGGTCTCGTGCGGCCGAGATCTCGGCGAGCACGCGCGCCATGTCGGCGCGGGCGCCGGCTGCGAGTGCCTCCGGCGTGCGGTCGTTCTCCGGTGGCAGGTTGCGGCGAGCCCGGACCTCGGCGCGGCTCATCCATCCCTTGACCGGGTCGAGCGCCTGGGCGTCGACCTCGGCCTGGGTCTTCATGTCCGTCCGCAACATCGCGTCGGCCAGGAACTCGGGGTAGAGGGCCCGCGGGCCCGCCGGGAAGAGGGCGCGGTCGCGGGCGAGCGTCTGCTCGATGAGGGCCAGGTCCCACGAGAGACCGTGGGTCAGGAAGTGGAGGCTCTGGCCCTCGACCGTGGAGTAGGTGAGGCTGCCGCCGGAGTCGCCGCCGATGAGCTCCGGCGGGACGCCGAGGATCCGGGCGACCTGCTGCACGCTGAGCTTCGCCTGCTCGACGAACTGCGCATCCTCCAGCGGCATCGAGATCGGCAGGAACTCGGCGCCGCCCTCGAGCACCGCGACCTTGTGCATGTTCTTCCGGCCGCGGTGGGCCGCATTCCACGACGCGGCGAGGCGCTTGGTGGCCTCATTGTCGAGCTCGCCCGGGACCTTGATGACGCCGCGCGGCACGGCGCTGTTCTCGAAGAACGAGCCGGCGAAGACCTCCGCCGCGAGGCCGGCGGCGATCGCCTCGCGGGCGTAGCCGATAGGCGACATGCCCGTCAGCCCGTCGAGCGAGATCCCCATGAAGTGCAGGAGGTCGGCGCCCGTGTACTCGGCGAGCTCGCCCGACTCCCGGCGGTAGCGGAAGCGCTTGACGCCGCCCTCGCGGTAGACCTGCTCCATCCGCTCCGGGTACATCGGCCAGAGCGCCGTCACGCGGCCGCCGGCCATCTCCTTGCCGACGTAGGCGTTCCCCCACGTCGAGAGGTGCGTCTCGACGAGCGACCAGAGGTTCACGCCGCTCATCTCGGGGTTCGGCTCGTCGTGCAGGAGGGCGTAGACCGGCTCCTGCCACGCCTCGGCACGGCCGCCGGTCGGGATGCGGCGGTAGGTCTTCAGCGGGAGCTTGCCGACGCTGCGCGACCGCAGCTGCACCGCGGCGAAGACCGGGCCGAGGTGCATCGCGCGGTCGATCGAGACGCGCTCGCCGGTCGATGCCCGTGCGCCGACGAAGGCCTCGCGGAAGGCGATGGTGTCCTCCGGGCCGCGGGTGGCTCCGTCGATCAGGCGGGCGACGAGGTTCACGGCGTCTTCTCCGATCGGCGGCCGCGGGCGTAGAGGACCGCGCCGGCGGTCAGCTGCAGGCCGCCGACGATCAGGCCGGCGGGGAGGAACACGAGCGCGGTGCCCCACGCGACGAGGCCGAGGCCGGTGAGGAAGGCCAGCGTCGTCGCGGCGCTCTCGAGCACGGGCCGCCTGCCGATCCGCGAGAGGAGTCGGCGAAGGCGGGCCCGGCGGTTCATCCGAGGACCAGGAGGTCCTTGTTCGCGTAGACGCTGGGCGGCGTGAAGTGGTCGGCGTGCTGCGCCGCGATGGTGGCGCCGACGAGCGGCGTCACGTCCACCTTCGATCGGGTGCGCGACCAGGCCCACGCGTCGACCAGGGGCCGGGTGACGGCGCCCCGGATGGCGGCCAGGAGCTCGGCCGTCCCCAGATGGCGAAGGCGGGCGCCGGCGACCATGTCGGCGAAGGCGCCGCAGGCCTTGACGAACTCCTCGGCCGTGACCTCGGTCGTCTCGACGCCCACCTTCGCGATCGGCTCGGCCAGCGCGGCGGCCGGTGACTTCGCCACGTAGAGGACCGCCGAGGGCTTGTGCGCGGCGGCGAGCTCCTCGAGGCGGCCGGCCACCCATCCGGCGCCGGCGTGGCGCTCGATGACCTCGACGTGAAGGAGCCCGTCGGGGCGCTTGCCGGCCGCCACGATCGACGCGGCCGAGCGGTCCGGGAGGACGTCGAAGGCGAAGCAGACCGGGTCGACCATCGTCGAGTCGTCGTCGCGGAGCTCGCGCCACGAGGTGGCGTCGATCACCGAGGCGGCCTCCGGGTCCGTCTCGGGCCAGTCGCCGATCCCCAGGCGCTCGACGGCGAACGTGCGCGGGTCCATCGAGCGGCGCTCACGGGCGACGTGCTCGGTCGAAATCCGCCGGCCGAGGGCGGGGTTCGCCTGCGCCCATGCCTCCTCGGATCCGGCGATCTCCTCCGGGACCTGTGAGGGGTTGAGCGGGGTGCCGGTCTCGTCCTCGCCCGGGTCGGCCGACCACTCGAAGTAGGCGAGCGCCGGGTCCGTGCCGCGCAGGCCGCGCTCCCGGACGCGGGCCCAGACGACGCCGTGATCGTGCACCGTCTGATCGACGGCCGATCCGGCGTAGATGACCTGGACGTTCGGGCGCGCCGAGAGGGTCGGGATGAGCGCGCCGATCGCCGCCTCGCGCAGGATCATCGCCTCGTCGAGGATCAGCGTGTCGCCCGTGAAGCCGCGGCCGCCGCCGGCGGTGCGGGTGCGGAAGTTGATTCGCTGACGGCCGCGGAGCTCGATGCCCTCCTCGCCGTGGGCCCGGGACACGCGCATCACCCGGCGGTCGAGCTCCGGGGTGTCCTCGATCAGCATCAGGAGGCGGCGGAAGGCCTCGAGCGAGGTGGCGAACTCGTGGGCGGTGTGGACGATCAGCCGCTCGCCGATCACGTAGAGCCCGCCGAGCTCGCGCGCCTCGAGGATGCCCCCCTTCCCGTTCTGGCGGGCGACGTTGTACCCGACCTCGAACGCGGCCCACTTCCCGTCGGGGCGCTCGCCGAGCGAGTGGATGAGGGCGAGCTGCTGCCACGGGTCGAGGACGAGGCCGGCCATCGCCGCGAGCTCGATCACCTCGGCGCCGGCGGAGGAGACGTAGGCCGGGAAGTGCGCGATCCGCGGCTCCTGCGTGCCCATGATCGAAGTCGTCGTCATCATCGGCGGCGATCCTCGCCGTCGAGGATCTCGCCGATCATGCGGCCGCGACCCGCTTCCGGCGGCGGCGCTTCAGGTCATCGAGGCGATCGCCGCCGACCTCGACATCGGCTCCGGCCGCGGGCGCGCTGGCCGTCGTGACGCCGAGCCGGGCGAGCGTGTCGGTGAGCAGCTTGCCCGCCGCGACCTTCGCGCTCAGCGACGAGGCGCCCTGGACGTCGGCGGCGAGCGACCGCGCGAGCTCGGCCTCCCACGACGCGCCGGCGCCGGGCCGCGCGGTGTCGGCCTGGGCGATCGCACGCTCGACCGCGGCGACGAGCGCGGCGCTCACCAGGTCCTCGACGATCGCGCGTTCTGCTTTTCTGCCGCGGAGGGAGGAATGGGGACAGACGCTCTCAC